AGCAGCAAAAGCTAAGGCACAAAGAGATCTTACCGCAGCTAAAACTCCAGATAGAAGACGTAAAAAAGCCGAAAATCAGCGAAAAAGACGTAAAGCTGCAAAAAAACACGGAGCAAATTGGCTAATCGACAAAGATTACGATCATACAAAGAAAAGATTCGTAAAAACATCACAGAACAGAGGTGGGTATGGTACAGGAACTAAACCTCGTAGTAAAAATAAATAAAAACTAACATATATGTCAAATATAATCACTTATCCTACGGGTACACCCTCTGCAAGTGACTTAGTATTAGGAACAAAATTGGCAGATCCTAATATTGAAGGAGATACAAACAAAACTAGAAACTTTACTGTAAAGCAAATAGCTGCATTCGCTAATGTTACTGCAGCATATACAGTTTATACAGCACTTGTGACGCAAACAGGAGGTACTGCCCCAACAGCAACGGTTTTACAGAATACAACTGGAGATACATTAACTTGGGCTCGAACAGGAGCAGGAACATATACTGTTACTAGTGGTACCGCGTTATTTACTCCCAACAAAACTGCAGTATTTTGCAATGTTGGTAATGGAGAACCAAATCAAATGTTAATGTGGACTAGAACTAGTACTTCAGTTCTCACATTGACTACAAACGGATCTGATGGTAGAATAACAAGTGGTGCTTTTGAAGTAAGAATATACTCATAAAAATTAACACATGGCAAGAATAAGTTCATATCCGTATGATAGTACAGTTACTGATAAAGATGCATGGATAGGAACCGAGTCATCTAATAGAAGAACAAAACAGTTCACAGCTAAAGCAGTTGCAGATTATTTAAATCTAAATGCTAAAGTAAACATTGGAGGACAAATGTCTTTTACATGGGATGATGTTGAAAAAGGAGGTACAGGTACTATATCTAAAGTAGGTGGAGCTGGTTCAGGAGGTGCATTCAATACATTAACAGAAGTATATTTATCTAAAAATGAAGTAAACGGTCAAGATGTAGTAAAGTTTTTAGAGTATATAACAACAAAAGATATTTTATTAGGACAAGGTGATCAAATTAGTCAATTTGGTCATTATACATTAGATACTTATGCAGTAGATACTAATCCTAATTTTTATAAAGCAACATTAACATATTTAGGTGGTAATGGAACTATAGTAAATTCACAACAATATACATTAATTCACTTTGATATATCAGATTCTGAAGATGTAACATATATATTTACGCAAGGAGTTCCAGCTGCTACTTGGACAATAACACACAATTTAAATAAATTTCCATCAGTTTCAGTAGTAGATACTGCTAATTCTAATGGATTTGGTGATGTAACTTACAACAGTGCAAATCAACTAACAATAACATTTTCTGGCGCATTTGCTGGAAAAGCATTCTTAAACTAACTAAAAGATGGCAATAAATTTTTTAAACTCGGTTAATTTTAACCAAAACCAAATAATAGCACCAGCAATAGAATCGCTGGCTACCGCCCCAGGAACCCCTGTAGAAGGGCAAATGTATTTTGATAGTACTGGTGGTGATAAAACAATGTATTATTACAACGGAACAACTTGGAAATCAATGGATGGTTCTGCTGGTACTATGTCTAACTGGGTTATACGTGATGATGATAATGACGATAAAACAGTATCTGATGGTCAATATGTAAAAGTTACCATGGCTAATGGAACTGCAGGTACTAATTTATCTGGTTCTGGTACAACAGGAGATCCTTATATATTAGCATTAACCTCTCCAGGAGATACAACATATAGTAAAGCAACTGCTACTTCTTTAGGATTAGTAAAACTAGAAGACGCAACAGTACAAACAGAAGCTGCACAAAGTATAACTACTACTGCATCTAGAACATACGGTGTTCAATTCAATGCTTCAGATCAATTAGTTGTTAACGTCCCTTGGACTGATACAACTGGTGCTGTAACTTCAGTAGATGAGACCACAGCGGGTACTTCTACAGGAACTCCTATAGTTGTTAATCCAACAACAGGAGCAGTATTAGTTCAACCAATGGCTTACGATGGTGGTTCTAATGTAGGACACGTTCCTTCTGGCGGTGGAGCAAGTACTTTCTTAAGAGGTGACGGAACATGGGTAACTCCTACGGATACAACTTATGTAGCGATGAATACTGCTACTTTAGGTTTAGGTAAATTAAGATACGCGAGAGGATCTACACCTGCAGCAAACAGTAAAACTGAAACAGCTTCAAGAACATATGGTGTAACTGATAACTCTAGTAATCAATTAGTAGTAAATGTACCGTGGACGGATACAGATAATAATTATACGTATGCTTTAAGTGTAGGTGCTGTATCATCTAACGAAAGTACATTAACACTTACTGGTTCAGGAGGTGGTAGTTCAACTACTGCTAAATTCTCAGGTACTAGTAATGAGATTGCAATTACAACTCCAGCTACTGGTGATGGTGGTGATATTACAATTGGTTTAGCTACTGATGTAACAATTGTTGGTGATTTAACAGTTTCAGGTGGTGATATAGTTTTAAGTGGAACAGGTAGGATTCAAGGAATTGATACGGTTTCTGCTACTACAGATGCTGCTTCTAAAGAATATGTTGATGGACTTGTTTCTGGTGGTTTAACTTTTAAAGATGGTTTCAATGCTGGTACAGGTGCAATTGATGGTGGTGGTAATCTTACAACAGGTGCTTCCAGAGTTGCATTAACAGTTGGTGATTACTATGTAGTAACTACTGCTGGTAGTTTTTATGGATCAGTTACTTTAGATATAGGGGATTCTGTAATATGTAAACTAGCCGCGGCAGAAGGAACATCTGATGTAAATGACTGGGTTATTGTTCAGTCTGATGAAGGTGTTGTAGCTTTAACATCAGGAAATTCTGTAAGTGCTTCTACTGGAAGCGCACTAACATCTAACACAGGAGCTACAGGTTCTGTATCAGTTCTATCATTTGCATATGATGGCGCTGCTAATGTTGGTCACGTTCCAAGTGGTGGTACTTCTAGTACATTCCTTCGTGGTGATGCTACTTGGGTCACTCCTACAAATACTACATATAGTGCGATGGATTCATCCACTTTAGGATTAGGTAAATTAGAAGATGATACTACACAAACAACCGCAGCTAATGCAGTTACTACTACAGCGAGTAGAACTTATGGAATTCAATTTAATTCTTCAAATCAACTCGTAGTTAATGTACCTTGGACAGATAGTAATACTACTTATAGTGTAGCAGATGCTTCAACTCTTGGTTTAATTAAGATTGAAGACGATACTGAACAATCAGTAGCTGCAAATACAGTTTCATCTACAGCGTCAAGAACTTATGGTTCACAGCTTAATAGTAGTAATCAACTTGTTATAAATGTACCTTGGACAGATACTACAACTAATGAAACTATAACACTTTCAGGAGATGTAACAGGTAGTGGTACAAGTGCTATTACAACAACGATTGCCGCAGATGCGGTTGAATCTGGTATGCTTAATGATAATGTTATATCTGGTCAAACTGATATAGGTGGAGCTATTGCTGCTACTGATGAAATATTAATAAGTGATAATGGTAGTCTGAGAAGATCAGATGTATCTAGATTATTAACATATATAGCTGGAGCAAAAGCTTCTACAGTAGTATTAAATACATCAACTTCAAATGTATCACAACAAGGAAGTCCACCAGCTGGAACAGAAGGTTGGGTAATAGATTGTTCTGCAGAACTTGGAATTGCTGCTACAAGTGTAATGTGTGAGGTTTATTCAGTAGCTGCACAATCAGGTAGAGAAATTTTAGCTGGTGAAACAGTTTACGCAAATATATCTAGAAGTGGTGATGATCTTACGATAAACTTTGTTGGATCTAGTATTGCACAAGGTACTTATACTGCTCTTATAACAAGATGTGGATAACATAAAATAAAATCAAATTAAATGGCTATAAACTTTTTAAATAAGACTAGACTCCCAGATAACGCTAAATTAACGTTTGGTGATGTGCCAGATTTTGAAATATATCATAATAGTTCTACAAATGTAAATTGGATTAGTTCTTTATTAGATAGACAATTAATTTTAAGTTCAAATTATCTATATATTAAAAATCAAGATCAAGACGAAAGTATAGCCTCTTTCTTAGCTGATGGTGCAGTAACACTATATTACAACGCAGCAACTAAATTTGCTACTACAAATACAGGAATAAGTATAACTGGAGGATTTGTGACTACATCTTCTTCAGATTGTGCTGGTCTAAATATGACTTCTAATATTGCAATGGGAAGTAGTGATATTACTGATAGTAATAGTTCAGCAGGTACGGCCGGACAAGTATTATCTTCTCTTGGTAGTGGAAATGGAGTTGATTGGGTAGATGCTACAACTGGTGATATAACAGGAGTAACCGCTGGCAATTATTTAAATGGTGGTGGTACTTCAGGTACAGTAACTGTTAATCATGATACAACATCAAGATCAGATACTACTTCATCAGCCTCACCAGGATCAGCTGGAACTTTTACAGCTGTAGACTCTGTTACAACAGGTACTTATGGTCATATTACAGCTTTAAATCTTAAAACTGTTACAATGCCTACAGTAATTGATCCATCAGGAACTTATGTACCAATTTCAGGTGGCTCTGGAGTTGGTCAAGCAATGACTGGTAATTTGCATATTCAAAATAGTGGTCCAAAAATATACTTAAAAGATACCACTGATGATGATGATCAATCAATAATATTTAAAAACAATGCTGATACTATTGAGTATAGAATACAAACTCAAGATTTTACATCTGGAGGCGGTGGAGATGGTTTTTCAATAGGATCTATATCTTCTGATCCTTTGCGTTTAGTAACAGCTAATACAACAGCTTTAACTATTGATACATCTCAAAACGCAACTTTTGCAGGAATTATAAGTGCCCCAAGTTATTTAAGATTAAACAAAGCAATTAATCAATCTACTTTACCAGATGTACCCGATGAACATGTAATAACACTTAGTCCTCCTACAACTACTGATTATTATGGTGGTGGAATATCTTGGAGTGAAGGTTCAAATACAGCGGCAAGTATAGGTGTTTATGATGAAGGAAGCGGTGGTGCTTTGGGAATGTATTTAGCAACAGGTAATAATACAACTTTAACAAAAGCTTTAACAATAGATGATTCTCAAAATGCAACTTTTGCAGGTACAGTAACTTGGAGTGGTGGTAGTTCAACAGAGTCTAACTCTGCATACGATAATATGATAACCGCTTTTAGTGACTCAGGTACATCTACAGTTACATTAACATTAACTCAACAAGATGGCGGTACTTTAACTACATCGTTCAGTGTACCACAAGGTACGGGCGATGGTACAGTTACAGGTGTAACTTCTGCTACTACAGGTCAACTTACAGTCTCAGAATCTTCACCAGCACCAGCATTAACTATTGTAACAGGTGCTGTAACAAATGGCGGAACTGCATTAGCAACTGGTGATCAAATATATGATGCCACAACCACAAGATTAAGTAGTTATTTACCTCTTACAGGAGGTACATTAACAGGTGATTTAACGATATCAGAGAGTAGTTTATTCGTGACTCAAGGCTCAGCAACAGACCCAGCATTAAGATTAACAGATACTGGTGTTGCAAGTTATGATTTTCTATTCCCCGATACTTCAACTATTCAACTATCAACAGATACAACAAGTACAAAAGTATTTAAAATATCAAACGCTGGGACTGGTAAATTTAATTTAGATGTAGAAGGTACGGCAACCATAAACACTATTGATGTAGTTGGTAGTGATACTGATAAATTCTTAATGTCAGATGGTGGTGTTGTAAAATATGTTACTGGAACTAACTTAAGATCATATATAGGAGCAGGTACAGGATCAGGTGATGGTACAGTAACAAGTGTAAATGTCAAAACTGATGGAGACGCTCTAGATACTGCATCCAATTCAATAACCGGATCTGGAACATGTACTATACCTTGGCAAGGTAGTTCATCTCAATATGTAAATGGTGAAGGTAATTTAGTAGCTTTATCTACTTTACCACAAGGGGATATTACAAATGTAAGTACAACTTCACCAATAGGTGGTGGAGGATCATCCGGATCTGTAACTATTACACATGATAGTCAAACTGACACAGAAACAACATCATCTGAAACATTAACATCAGCTGATACGTTTACGGCTTACACAAGTGTTACTACAAATGCGACTGGTCACGTTACAGGACATAATTTAAAAACATATACACTACCTACTTCAGTAACTAGTAGTGGTGTAACATCAATAACATTTACATCAGACTCAGGTAGTACTAGCGCTGTAACAAGTACTGGAACAATTGATATTGAAGGTGGAACAAACGTAACAACATCCGCAACTGGATCAACCGTTACTATTAACTCTACTGATCAATATACAGGTACTGTAACTAGTATAGCAACTGGTAGTGGTTTAACTGGTGGTACAATTACAACTTCAGGTACACTATCTCACGCAGATACTTCTTCTCAAGCATCAGTAGATAACTCGGGAAGAACTTTTATACAAGATATTACTCTTGATACATTTGGCCATGTAACAGGAATTACATCAGCAACTGACTCTGATACTTATGATGGTACAGTAACAAGTATTACTGCAGGAACAGGTTTAGATGGTGGTACAATAACTGGATCAGGTACAATAGATTTAGCCGATACCGCAGTTACTGCAGCTAGTTATACTAACGCCTCTATTACAGTAGATGCACAAGGTAGACTTACCGCTGCGTCTAGCGGAAGTGATGCCCAAGGAGTTACTTCAATAACATTCACGTCGGATTCAGGAAGTACATCTGCTATAACAAGTACTGGAACAATAGACATAGCTGGTGGAACAAATGTAACTACTTCAGCTACTGGCAGTACTGTAACAATAAATTCTACAGATCAGTATACTGGAACAGTAACAAGTGTAGGAATTACCGCTGGTACAGGGATAAGTGTATCAGGTTCTCCAGTTACAGGTTCAGGAAGTATAACCGTAACAAATACAGCTCCTGCCACAATAGATGGTAGTGGTGCTTCAACTAGATTAGCATATTGGTCAGATAGTGATACATTAACTTCAAATGCTGGATTAACATATGCCGCAGCTGATCATTTAACAACTACTAGTCAAGTTCGTGTAGGAGATGGAACTAAAAGTGCACCATCATATAGTTTTGATGGCGATAGAAACACTGGCATGTACAGTGGTGGAACAGATATTGTAGCGTTTTCAGCAGGAGGTAATACTAGTTTATTAGTAGAATCAGATAAAATTACAGCCAAAACTAATATAGTTTTAGAGGATACAAACATTGAAGAATCAGTTACATTAGGATCTGGTGAAACTTCAGGTACAATAATTAAATTTGGAGATGCAGCCTCTAAAACTGCAGGAAAATATTATGTATGGCAAAGCAATAGTGCATGGGGTGAAACTACTCCTGATGGTAATGCAACAGGATTATTAGCTGTATCAATTGGTACAGGTACTAATACGGCTACAACAAACGGTATGTTATTACGAGGTGTATTATATGATGCAAGTCATGGTTTTACAATTGGAGCTCCTTTATATTTAAGTGATACAGACGGTACTGTAACAATTACTCCACCTACAGATGGAGGATATATAGTTAGGGTAGTAGGATATGCTTTAGACACTAATCATATTTATTTCTGTCCAGATAATACATTTATTGAACTTAGTTAAGATATAAATCATGGCAACAATAACAGCAGGAAAATACGGTTGGGTAGCGGCGTCAAGTGAATTAGGTTGGATGACAGCTCGTAATGCTACTACAGGTACTAATACTCAAAATCAATCAACAAGTTCAAACACTGAATCAGTTGCAGTAAATTATAGTTCAGGAGGTAAAGGAAGTAATTGGTCAGTTAAAAGGCAGTTTTTAGCATTTAATGTTACAGCTTATCAAACTGGATATACTATAACAGATTTAAAATTATATTACAAACCTACTACAAGTACCGCGGGAAGCGGCGGTGCAGGTTTGAAAGTGGCACTAGTAAAGTCAACAGCTCAAGGAAATGCTAATGCAAATTTAACAACTAGTGATATTAATAATTTTGATGATAGTGTAGATTATGCGGATAATGATGGACTTATTGTTTGGCGGGATTTATCAACTCTACAATCTTGGGATTTAAATTCAACAGCTATTAGTGCTATAACAAGTACTGGGTATCTTAAGATTTGTGTAATGCAATATTTAAATGATTATCCAGATACAGCTCCAACTACAAATCCTACTAACTTAAAAGGTTATTCTAATTATAGTACAGTACCTTATTTAAGTTTTACTGCGACTGCGACTGGATGGAGTGATGGAGATATAAATGGAACTACTTCCCCAGAAGAAAAAATTAATGCAAAAGAATATGCAGATATTATTTATATAAATAATATACCATTTACTCCATAGTAAAAAATAACAAAAACCAGTAATAATAAATATATACCCGGTCCGGGTTAGGACATAAACCAAATATTAAATTAAAACCAAAATTATGACGTTTTATTATCAGACTAGAACGTGGAATAGTCAACCACAAATTTCAGAAGAAACCATTAACCTTTGGAAACATCTCTCAGACAAAAAGAACTGGAGAATAACCCAATTACCTAACGGTTTTTATCAAACTGAATACCAAGATCCAGATAAAGATACTTGGCACGACGTTACAAGACGTGAAACTATTGAAGGAGCAGAAAGCGCTATTGATGGATCAGTAGAGCATTATGTTAAAAAAGTAGATTTCTTAAAAGGTCCTAAAGTCGTAAAAACCTTTAAATAACAATTAAATTAAATTAAATTAAATTATGTCAAATATGATAGTTAAAAATCTTAACTTTGGCAACAAAGCTAAGACCAAAATATTTGAAGGTATTGAAAAACTCACTAAAGCTGTTAGCTCCACATTAGGAGCTAGCGGTAAGTGTGTAATACTTGAAGATAAAGGAGGTAATCCTATTATAACAAAAGATGGTGTTACTGTAGCAGAAAATATAATATTAAGAGATCCTGTTGAAAACATGGGTGCTACATTACTAAAACAAGCTGCTAAAAAAACCGTACAAGAAGCTGGAGACGGGACAACAACTGCAACAGTACTTGCACATGCAATTTTAGAACAAGCTTATGAGGTTTTAGATAAAAAAAATGTAAGAGAAATTAAAGAAGGTATAAATTCAGCTGTTAAAAAAGTTTTAAAATATTTAGATAATATATCTATACCTGTTGAAGATAAAATGCTAGATAATGTAGCTACTATATCTACTAATAATGATAAAGTTTTAGGAAAATTAATAGCTGATGCTTTTAGAGAAGTAGATAAAACAGGAGTGGTTATGATGGAAGTTTCAGTTTCAGGAGAAACTAAAGTAGAAATAATAGATGGAGCTCAATATCCAAAAGGAATTACTAGTCCTCATTTTATAACTAATAAAGAAAAAAAGACTGCAGAACTAGATAATCCACTTGTTCTTATTATTGATTCTCAAGTATCTAATATTAGACAAATACAAAGTGTTCTAGAATATATTATTAAAAACAAAAAATCTCTTTTAATTATAGGAGATTTAGAACCTGATGTTTTAAGTGCTTTAGCAATGAATAAAACTAAAGGTAATATTAAAGTTAATGTAATTGAAGCTCCGGTATTAGGTATAAAGAGAAAACAAATATTAGATGATATTGCTTTATTAACTAACGCTGTTGTAATAAATGAAGATTTAGGAGATGATATGAGCGTTATAGATATTGATTTTTTAGGTACTTGTTCTAAAAGTGTTACTAGTATAGATGAAACAATAATCCAAATACAAAACACTAAACCTGAAACTTTAAATATTATTAAAGAATTAAAAAAAGAATTAAAAACTTGTAAGATTCCAGAGAAAATTATAAGTTTAGAAAAAAGATTAGCAAGATTAGCTGCTAAAATTGCTGTTGTAAAAATAGGTGCGGATTCTGAAGTAGAATTAAAAGAGAAACTTGATAGAGCTGAAGATGCTATTTGTGCAACAAAAGCTGCCATAAAAGAAGGTATAGTCCCCGGAGGAGGAGTAGCTTTATTAAACGCAGCTATGAAAGTAGATGAAAAAAATCAAGGAGAAAAAATATTAACCGCGTCTATATTATCACCATATAAGATTATTTTATTAAATGCTGGAGTTGAAGAAATAACAATACCTGCAGAAGATGGATATGGAACAAATGTTTTAAATGGAGAAATTGTTGACATGGTTAAAACAGGAATAATAGATCCTTTATTAGTAACTAAAAGTGCTTTAAAAAATGCAGCTTCAGTAGCTACTACTATTTTATCTACAGATTGTGTAATTAATAATTTAAGAGTTGATGAAGGCAATAGGTAGAAATTTAATAATAGAAAAAGCTAAACAAGGAACTACTAAAACAAAAGGTGGTTTATTGTTGACTGAAAAAAATAAAGAAGATATTAGATATACAAAAGCTACAGTTTTATCTGTAGGTGATGAAATAAATGGATTAAATAAAGATGATGTTATTTATTTTGATCGCCACGCAGGTCATAAAATTGAAGTAGAAAATAATACATATCATGTTATAAAATCACAAGATGTGGTCGTTGTTTTATGAAAAGGCTAGACGTAGAAGATTTAAAAAATCTTAATCTACTTAAACATTACCGTATAATACGCAGATGGGCTTGTAAAAACAACGGCTTAAATAACGCTGATTTAGAATTATTAATATATTTAGATTGTATAAATCTTTTTACTATAAAAGATTTTAAAGAAGGTTCTTATTCTTACAGTTGGGATAAGAAAAGATGGAGTAGATTGATTAAAAATGAATGGGTAGTAGTATGGAGGAATCGTAATAGAACTACTCAAAAATACAATATTTATAAAGTTTCTTTTAAAGGAAAGCAGCTTATAAATAAAATATATAAAATAATGTTAGGATACGAAGATATTCCTACAAGCGAAAGAAGAAATATTATAATGAGAAAAAATACATATAGTAATAAAGTTTTAAGAACTTCTATTGATAATGTAAATATAGATAAAAATAGATAAAATGAGTTTTAATAATAAAACAAAAAAAGCTGCTAAAATAATGTTTGGTGAAGAACATGAAAGAGAAATGAATCACCCATTAAAGCAAGTAGGTACGTTAGCTGCTAATGCTGGTTATAATGCTATGGAAGAGATTAATAGGTTAAAAAACACACTTGACCCTACTAGTACTAGATATCATGGTAATACACCTCAAGGATCTGCGGGATCAGTAGCTTTACCTAGCGTAAATATGCCTGATACTAATTTTACTTTAGGAACTTATGCTAGTCCTCAATCTACAACTGATTCAGACGCTAATGACAACAGTAATACTATAAACCCATATAGTTTTATGGATGACGATCTATTAACTAAAAAAATGCCAGAGCATGTAAACAAGTTTGGTTTTCATAAAAGAAATCTACCATCACTTCATACAAGATATAAAAAAGCTTTAAATGAAGGTAAACTTGTTAAAGCTGAAAGACTTCAAAAGAAAATAGACAACTTTAAACTGAATCAACAAGCTAGATCTCAGCGTAACGAACAGGGAGATCGAACTAACACAGGCACTGGTTTTGGAAATTTCTTGAGAAAAATTAATCCTCAAAACTGGTTATAATGGCAAGAAGAAGAAAAATATCACGTAGAACACCTCCATTGAGACAAATAGTTCCAGGTTCACAAGGGATAAATAACTGGTCACAAGCAAATATAGATCAAAATCAAGCCGCTTCATTTAATCAACAATTTAGAGTTGGTACGTATGATCAAAGAGGTAATGAAGGAGGTAGATTTGATCAAGGAGCTATGAATGCTGCAGGTGTAAATGTAAATTGGGGGGCTAATAATGCTAATACGAGACAAGATAAGGTAACAGGTGCTACTATTGAAAATAGAGGATTTGGTAGTGGAGATTTTAAACCTACTAGTTTACCTACAGGTGCGCCACAAGTTCCTGATACTGTTGTAGGATCACTAACTGATCCCTTAAAACCTAATGCTGTTAAAAATGATATTCAAAAAGAAGCTGTAAATACTTTTTCATCAGGAATAGATCCAGCTGATAAATCAGAATTTAAAAACGAAGTAGTAAATGAAGTAATGAATAAAGTAGGTGGTAATGAAATAGCAGCAAGTCCACAAAATAAATTAGAAGAATTATATAAACTAAGTTAAAACAATAATTATGCACAACAAAAAATATGATCCAGCAATGGAAAGATTAAAACCAGGAAGTAAAGTTGGTATAGTTGGAGAATCTCATATATGGGATGGGCCACTAGATCAAACTGGAAGACCTCATGGTATGGGTTCTAGTTCAGGTATAAAGGGTATGCAAATATTAAAAGCACCTGTTTCTTATAAAGGAATGCCTATTACTGAATGCGCTAAAAGATAAATTATGAGTTTTGAAAGTCTAGTAGATGAACTTATGAGAGAGGGTAAGTCAAGAACTTCAGCACTTAAAATAGCTGGCTCTATAGCTAATGCTAAATTAAAAGGTGCTGGATCTGGCCCAACTGCTGCTCAAAAAGCTCGTATGAAAAAATAACAGTATGAGAACTGTATAAAACTCAAGTCAAACAATAACAACAACAACAACAAAAACAACAACAAAATGGCAAGATTTATTAAATTTAACATTCAAAATAGTGGAAACGGTTTAGATGCTGGTTCTGGATGGAGATATGTTAACGTAGACGACATTGAAAGCGTATACGACGGTTTAACTGGCGGTGCAGGTACCGTTGACAAAGTAACAGTAGTATTAAAAGGAAGCAATGCTTCTAGTGTAGCTGCTGCTGCGGCAAATCAAGAAGCTGCTGCAAGACCAGCGGTTACTTCAGAAATTAGTGGTAGAGTATTAGTATTACAAGTTAGAGCAAGTGCAACTATTGGTGCAGGCGCTGGAACTAACAAACCTACTGCAATAACAGTATCTGGAGACATGCCTTCAATGGCTATTAGAAAAGCTATGTCTGCTAACCCAGGTGGGGTTGCAGCTGCTGCTCAATTAGGTAAAGATGGTGCAGGTGCTCAGATGGTTTGGAATCAATTCACGATTTCTAATACATCTCCAGTACCAGCTTCTTCATAACGGAGATATTTTAAAATAAATTAATCATAAATCCCTGTTAGTTTTCTAGCAGGGTTTTATTAAAACTAAAAAAAATGGGAGAATATTCAGGAAACCATCCAAGGTTTTCAAGAAAACAAGAAGAACGTTATGATGCCAAAGAAGCACATAACAAAGACCTAAGTGCTTCTGCAAGATTACATTATTTAGAGAATGATGAAACTCATCATCCAGCTAAAAATCTAGCAGATTCACGTGACATAAAAGATATGTCAGGAGCATACAATGCAATGGGAGATCCAAATTCACCAGCCCCTCATAAAGGTGCTATGAAAGGTGATCAATCTGCAACGCATAGAGATTATGCTAATTATAAAGGAACTGATCCAAATTATCATGGACACACAGGTGCGTCACATGGAGATCAATCCGCAACACATAGAGACTACATGCATGGACATCCAGCAAGACAAGGATGGTGGGATACAGCTAAAAAAGTAGGTAGAACAGGTACTAGGTTATTAGGAGACCTAGGTGTACAGGCATTGGATATGTTCCAACCTGATCACGGTAGTCATGCTAGTGGGTATAGAGCTCCGGGAGCAACATCTTATTATGATAAATTAGCACAAAAAGACTGGGAAAATGAGCACTACGATAAATCAAGACAACTAGTAAAAGAAGGAAAAACGTTTTTTACTCTTGCTGATTATCTAGATGACGACGGAGCTGGTAATGCTAGAACTGGTGGGCCTAAAGCCTCCGATAAATAGTATTAAATAAATAAATCAAATTAAATTAAATATAATATTATGAAAAAGTTAATACTAAGTTTTATAGCCGTTATGGTTATGAGCCAGCTACTGCTTATTGCTATAGGTAGTAATATGACAATTGAAATTTACTCAACAATAGCTACATTTTTAGGAGCTTTTATAGTAGGGTTTACTATTGTTGCTTTATATAAAATAACTAAATATATAAAAGCAAATGAATATATCAAAAACTGGTTATTTAAGAAATAGTCCAGATATTAATCAACCTCAAAATGTTATACCAGGGAATAAAATCACTATGAAAGGAGTTGATTTTAAAGTACTAGGAACTGACAATAGAGGATATACAAAGGTAATGTACCCCGGTTACGATTATACGTTCCCCGGGGCACGTTACGTTGTAGAGAAACCTATATAATATGTCTTTTAAAATGAAAGGTGCTCCATATTGCAAAGAGACTTTACACACCCCAGTTTATCACATGCCAATGGATGATAATACTAGAGGAATGGCTACTAAAAATGGTAGTATTCTAATTAATGAAAAACTATCTCCATTACAAGAACAAGATACTTATAATCATGAAAAGACTCATAATTTACAAGTAAAAGAATTTCAGGCTTCTAATGGTGAGAAAGGTATGGATTATGAAGATGATTATCTATTATTTGATGGAGTGAAATATCCTAGAAAAGATGGTAAAATACTCTATGAAGGACAATGGAGAGAAGAAGGTTGGCCAGGATTTAAGTGGGAAAAAGAAGCATATCAAAATCAATAATAATTATGGGATTTAAAATTAAAAAACCTCAATTTCAAATAGCAGCTCTAAATAACCTTGGTGCTTCAACTATGAGTAATTTTAATACTACTATGGAAGATTTTTGGGCTAAGGAATTAGCTAGAAAAAAAGCGGTTAGAGGAACAGATACATATAGTAAAGTAGCAAATGCTGCTAATAGCATAATGGCTCCATATGCGGAAGAATATGGTACAGATAAAAAATATCCTTATTTAAGTTCTCGCCATCATACAATGAACTCTATTCATAACCCAATGCTAACTAATGCTAGAAGGTCAAAAATTGAAGATGGTACAGAAATGGATGAAGGAATTTTAACTATAGCTGAGGAAAGAAAACGATATCAAGATAGATTACTTAATGAGGGTGGAGATATTTCTGCTGGTACAAAAGGTAGTACTTATTTCGGTAGTAAGTTTAATAAAGATGCGGAAAAAGCAGCTAAAATTGCGAACGAAAGACATGAGTATTTATTAAATGCTGCCAACCAAGGCGAAGAAGCTTTAAATGCGGCTTTATCACAAGAAGATATTTACAATAAACATGGTGTTGCAATAGGTCAAGAGATGCCTGTAATATCAGAATTTCCTATATCTACTCAAAATACGGGATCTGCAAAAAGCCTTGCAGGAGGTTATGCGGCGAATCCTAGTGGACAATCGCTTAGAAATATTCACAACTTTCAAGATTTAAGAGATAGGGCTTCTTCTGCCCAAGATTATTCTGATAGATTTAGAAATGTAGGTTATGATTTTGAGGACATGAAACGTAAAACAAATAACTTTGAAATTACAATACCTGAATGGGAATCATTTAGTACTGAGCTTGCAGAAAGAGAAAAAAATTCTCCAGGAACTATTAGATTTGAAACATTAAAATCGGTAGCAAATCTTGGACAATAGCCTAGTAAAAAAACATAAAAACAAGTAATTATATAAAATGTCAAAGAAGAAATTTAAAGACACAACTGTTGGACAGTTATTGTTTGGAGCAGCTTCTGTAATAAATCCTACCTTAGGAAATGTATTACAAGGAGTAACCTCACCAAAAGAAGCTATTGAAGCTATTACTAAATCTGAGGCACCTGCTGAAGATAAAGTAAAACTACAACAAATAATATTTGAACAACAAAATAAAGAAATAGAAGCTATCACCTCAAGGTGGGAAGCAGACTCCATGTCAGATTCATGGATGTCAAAAAACGTACGTCCACTAGTATTAATATGGTGTATATGTATATTTTCAATGGCTGGTATTTTAGACAGTGTTGAAACTATACCTTTTCATATTAATGAATTATGGAATGATACTTTCGAAAAGGTCATGATGGCCGTCGTTTTAGCCTATTTCGGCGGACGCACGACAGAAAAGGCAAGCAATATATTTAACAAAAAATAATAACAATAAAAACAAATTAAAATGGGATATTTTGGAAACGCTATAGTGATTACTAAATCCGATACTATCGATGGTCTTCCAGCATGGGAATTTATGAACCAAACAGGAAGTCTAGGTAAATACTTAGCGGGTTCTGTTATATACGTAGGTGACGGCGCTGGTAGTAAAGATGTAAATGTAATTATAGCAGGAACAGTTGGTGCACAAAATACTGTCACTGATTTAACAATAACCGATGGTGGTTCAGGTTACACTGGAGGTACTGGGGTTGCTACAACAACTACAGGTGATGGATCTGGTTTAACAGTTAATACAACTGTTACAACTGGTGCAGTTACTGCTGTAGCTATTAACGCTGCAGGATCTGGTTATAAACTAGGAGATATAGTAACTATTTCTACTGGAGGCGCTAACGCTACAGTAAGAGTAGATAGTATACAAAGTTTATTACCAGCAGTGAGTGATGGAGTATTGTTTCAAAACTTAAACAATGGTGATGTATTACCAGTAAAAGTAGATTATGTATTAAGTACAAGTACTACAGCTGGTGATTTTGTAGCCATGAGAAATGAAACATAAATTAAAAACAATTATTAACAATTAAATTAAATCAAATTATGAGTAAAAAAGTTAACAAAATTACAAAAGAAGAATTAGAACAAGTAAATGGACTAATTAGCAAATCAAATCAAATAGCTATGCAATTAGGATCTCTAGATGTTTCTAAAGACGGATTAATACAAGAGTTTAAAGCAAATCAAACTTTAATAGAAAAATTTAAAACTGGTTTACAAGAAACCTATGGTGAAATATCTATAGATTTAAATGACGGTAGTTTTACTGAAGTTGAAAAAGTTAAAGAAGATGAAGTAGAAAGTAATAATGGAAAATAATATACGGAAAATCAGTATTGGTTCTGATTATAAAAATGATGCAATGCATTATGCAGTAGGACAACAAGTTTACGGCGGTCATATTATTTCTCATATTATTTTAGAACCAGAAGATAATTCATATAATATTTATATAAAAAAAAACAATGAGGTATTGCCTTGGAAGAAGTTTAATTCTAACATGGCAATATCCGTTGAGTATGATTTAGAATATTAATGAAAAGTTTATATGATTTTATCGTAGAACCCCTAGGTGAAACATATAGTAATGAAGTTCAAGTAGAGAATAAAAGTTTAATTTTAAATACTAAAATAGAAAGTTTTAAATTTGTTAATAGACATGCTATAGTAAAATCATGTCCTTTAGCTTATTATACTGGAATAAATGTAGGTGATACAATAATAGTTCATCAAAATGTATTTAGAGTTTTTTATGATACTATGGGAAAACAAAAAAAAAGTAGATCTTGGTTTAAAGATAACTTATATTTTTGTCAACCAGATCAAATTTATTTATATAAACAAAATGGAGAGTGGAAAAGTTTTAATGATAGATGTTTTATAAAACCTATAAAAAATAAATCTACTTTAAGCAATGAAAAAGAACAAAAGCTTATAGGGATATTAAAATATGGTAATAGTTCATTAGAAGACAAGAAAATAAACCCAGGAGACTTAGTAGGTTATACTCCTTATGGAGAATGGGAGTTTGTGATTGAAGGAGAGCGATTATACTGTATGAAATCAAATGATATTGTAATTAAATATGAAAACAAAGGAAACCAAGAAGAATATAATCCAAGCTGGACAAGTAGCAGTAGAGGAATTAATTAAAGTAGCTAAAGAACCTATTGTAGATTCAGATGATGACATATCTGCAGATAGATTAAAAAATGCTGCTGCAACTAAAAAGTTAGCTATATTTGATGCTTTTGAAATTCTAAATAGAATTGAAGAAGAAAAGAATATGTTAGAGGACAAACCTAAAGAAGAAGTTAAAAAAGAAAAACCTTTCAAAGGTTTTGCAGAAGGAAGGTCTAAATAATGTATATACAAACTTTATATAAAATATTAAAAAACCATATAAAGCCCCATATAATAAAAAGAAATAATAAAAATAAAAAATGGGAATATGGATACAATAAAGAACATGATATTATTGTTATAAGTAGAGATGGTACGATAGGAGAAATATATGAAATCCAAAATTTAAAAATAGCTATTCCAGCACTACCTAAAGTTGTACACAAATTTAAAACTAATAAATTTGAAAAAACAGAATATCCTAAAGAATTAAATAGAATTAAAACAGTTTTTGATTGGAAACAATATCCACAAGATTTTAAAGAAAAGTGGTTTACATATATAGATCAGGAATTTAAAAAGCGAGAAGAAGGTTTTTGGTATTATAACAAAAAAATTCCTACTTACTTAACAGGTACTCATTATATGTATTTACAATGGAGTAAGATTGATGTAGGAGCGCCGGATTTTAGAGAAGCTAATAGATTATTCTTTATATTTTGGGAAGCTTGTAAAGCAGATGTAAGATGCTATGGAATGTGTTATTTAAAAAATAGACGTTCTGGTTTTTCTTTTATGGCATCAGGAGAAGTAGTAAACTTAGCCACAATATCTAGTGATTCAAGATATGGAATACTATCTAAAACTGGACCCGATGCTAAAAAGATGTTTACCGATAAAGTTGTTCCTATATCAGTTAATTATCCTTTCTTCTTTAAACCGATTCAAGACGGTATGGATCGACCTAAAACCGAATTAGCGTACAGAGTACCAGCTTCTAAATTTACTAGAAGAAAAATAGAATTAGGAACTGAAGCAGAGGATTTACAAGGACTTGATACAACAATTGACTGGAAAAATACTGGAGATAATAGTTATGATGGTGAAAAATTAAAACTATTAGTACATGATGAATCAGGTAAATGGGAAAGACCTAATAATATTCTAAATAATTGGAGGGTTACAAAAACAACATTAAGATTAGGTAGTAGGATTATTGGAAAATGTATGATGGGTTCTACTTCAAACGCGTTAGATAAAGGAGGGGATAATTTCAAAAAACTATATGATGATTCAGACGTCACTAAAAGAAACGCCAACGGACAGACTCGCTCAGGACTCTATTCTTTGTTCATTCCTATGGAGTGGAACTACGAGGGATACATTGATTCTTATGGATTACCTGTATTCGACACACCGAAAACAGCTAAACATGGCCCAAAGGGTGAAAAAATAGAAATTGGAGTTATAAAATATTGGGAAAACGAAGTAGAAGGTTTAAAAGAAGATCAAAATGGTTTAAATGAATTCTACAGACAGTTTCCTCGAACAACACAACATGCATTTAGAGATGAATCTAAAGCATCTTTATTTAATCTAGTTAAAATATATGAACAAATAGATTTTAATGAAGATTCAAAAAGTTATAATATGGTTACCAAAGGATCTTTCCAATGGGAACACGGTGTTAAAGATACCAAAGTTTTGTTTATGCCTAATGAACATGGTAGATTTAATATTTCATGGGTACCTCCTATTCAATTACAAAACAATGTAATAATGAAAAATGGAGTAAGATTTCCAGGTAATAAACATACTGGATGTTTTGGGTGTGACCCTTATGATATATCAGGAACTGTAGATGCAAGAGGATCTAATGGTTCTTTACACGGACTTACAAAATTTTCTATGGAAAACGTACCTCCAAATATGTTTTTTTTAGAATATATATCAAGACCACAAACTGCTGAAATATTTTTTGAAGATGTTTTAATGGCTTGTGTGTTTTATGGAATGCCAATATTAGCGGAAAATAATAAACCTCGACTTTTATATCATTTTAAAAGAAGAGGATATAGAGGGTTTTCTATGAATAGACCAGATAAACTATTAATGAAACTTTCTGTTACTGAGAGAGAGATAGGTGGCATACCAAATTCAAGTGAAGATATTAAACAAGCCCATGCTGCTGCAATAGAATCTTATATAGAAACTTATGTAGGTAATTTAAACTTAAAGTATGGGGATATGTATTTTCAAAAAACATTAGAAGATTGGGCTAAATTTGATATAAATAATAGAACCAAACATGATGCTTCTATTAGTTCAGGACTAGCTATAATGGGTTGTAATAAAAACATGTACAAACCTATATATAAAAAAGAAACAACTCCTACGCCATTAGGTTTTAAAAAATATAATAATAAAGGAGCTTTTTCTAAAATAATAAAATAAATGATAACATACAATTACGCAGGTTCATTTCCCAGTCAGGTAGTACCAGACGCGGAAAAGCAAACAATGGAATATGGTTATGCAGTAGGTAGAGCCATCGAAGGAGAGTGGTTTTCTGGAGATAGAGGAGGTATGGGAAATAGATACCAAAATAGTTGGTTAAACTTCCATAGATTAAGATTATATGCTAGAGGAGAACAACCTGTGCAAAAATATAAAGATGAATTAGCTGTAAATGGTGATTTATCTTATTTAAATTTAGATTGGAAACCAGTACCTATTATACCTAAATTTGTTGATATAATAGTAAATGGAATGTCACAAAGAATTTTTGATATAAAAGCGTTTGCTCAAGATCCTGAATCATTAAAAGAAAGAACAAAATATGCCGACGCAATAATGCGTGATATGTATGCTAAAGAGATGATAAAAGCTACCAAAGAAGCTACAGGTATGGATTTCTTTAATTCAGCAGATCCTAATAATATACCTGAAACTCAAGAAGATTTAGACTTGCATATGCAGCTTAGTTATAAACAATCTATAGAAATCGCAGAAGAAGAAGCTATTGATAGCGTGTTACAAGCTAATAAATATGAGTTAGTTAAAAAAAGAATGATTCAGGATTTAACAATTATTGGAATTGGAGCTGTTAAAACCAATTTTAATTTAGCTAATGGTATAGATGTAGAGTATGTAGATCCTGCTAATTTAGTGTATTCTTATACAGAAGATCCAAATTTTGAAGATATATATTATGTAGGAGAAGTTAAGTCTTTAAGTTTAGTAGAAGTTAAAAAACAATTTCCATGGTTAACTGATGAGGAATTAGAAAAAATACAAAAATTTCCAGGTAACGCTAATTATACTAGAAACTTTTATGCTCAACAAGATTCTTATAATCAAATACAAGTTCTATATTTTGAATATAAAACTTATAGTAATCAAGTATTTAAAATTAAACAAACAGAACAAGGATTAGAAAAAGCATTAGAAAAACCTGATACATTTGATCCTCCTACTAATGATAACTTTGAAAGAGTAGGTAGAGCTATAGAAGTTTTATACAGTGGAGCTAAAATTTTAGGTCATGAAATGATGCTTGAATGGAAATTAGCAGAAAACATGACTAGACCTACATCTAATGTAAGTAGAGTTAACATGAATTATTGTATTTGTGCTCCTCATATATACAAAGGTATGATTGAATCAACAGTTAGTAGAATAACAGGATTTGCTGATATGATACAATTAACTCACTTAAAACTACAACAAGTATTATCTCGTATGGTACCTGATGGGGTTTTTGTAGATGTAGATGGACTAGCTGAAGTTGATTTAGGTAATGGAACTAATTATAATCCAGCTGAAGCATTAAACATGTATTTCCAAACTGGTAGTATTGTAGGAAGATCCATGACACAAGAAGGAGATATAAATAGAGGTAAAGTTCCTATTCAAGAATTACAAACTTCTTCAGGAGGACAAAAAATAGCTAGTTTAATTCAAACATATCAATACTATCTACAAATGATAAGAGATGTGACCGGATTAAATGAAGCTACAGATGCTAGTACTCCAGACGTTAAAGCTTTAGTAGGAATACAAAAACTTGCAGCTGCTAATTCTAACACTGCGTTAAGACATTTAATGAAATCTAGTTTATATATTACATTAAGAATATGTGAAAATATTTCATTAAGAATTGCAGATGTATTACAATATCCTTTAACTAGAGCTGCATTAATGGATTCAATTTCTGCATATAACACTGGAACATTAGAAGAATTAAAAGAAAAAACCTTACAAGATTTTGGAATATTCTTAGAATTAGAGCCAGATGAAGAACAAAAAATGATGCTTGAACAAAATATTCAAGTAGCACTATCTTCTGGAGGTATTGATTTAGATGATGCTATTGATGTAAGGCAGGTTAAAAACTTAAAACTTGCTAATCAATTATTAAAACAAAAACGTAAGCAAAAATTAGAAAAAGATCAAGCTCAACAACAAGCTAATATACAAGCTCAAGCGGCTGCAAATGCAAAAGCAGCTGAACAAGCAACTTTAGCAGAAATGCAAAAACAACAAGCTTTAGCTGAAACAGAAGTTCAAATAGAGCAAGCTAAATCTCAATTTGAAATTCAAAGAATGCAAACAGAAGCCTCAATTAAAAAAGAATTAATGGCTGAAGAATTTGGTTATAATGTACAGTTAGCTGAAATAAAAGCTGGAGCAGAAGGTAAAAAAGAAAAAGAAATTGAAAATAGAAAAGATAACAGAATTAAAATGCAAGGATCACAAGAATCTCAATTAATACAGCAAAGACAAAACAATGCTTTGCCTACTGATTTTGAATCTGCAGGTTTTGATTCGTTAGGTGGATTTGGATTAGAACAATTTGAACCACGTTAAATTATTTATTAATTATTTAATTATATTATATTATGTCAGAAAAAACAAAAACAAATGAACCTGTTAAACAAGAAGGTGACTTTAAAATAAAAAAGAAAAGAGTACCTAAAAAATTAACAGTTCCAGAAGAAACAGTTAAAATTGATATGGAAGCAGTAAAAAAAGCTTCTGAACCAATTAAAGTTGATTTAACTAAAACAGAAAACAAAGATGCCGTTCAAAAACAAAAGACAGAGGAAAGCGTGTTACGCGAAGAAGGACCCGAGATGGGACTGCAAGAAGTGGGACAAACACACGAAGGGACCACTGAAAATGTTATTGAAGAAATACCAATAACTGAAGAAGAAAAGAAAGCAGAAAAGAAGAAAGAAGAAAATAAAGTAAAAGAAGAAGCAAAACCAGTAAAACAACCAATGAAACAACTACCTGAAAACGTAGAAAAACTTGTTTCATTTATGGAAGAAACTGGAGGAACGGTAGAAGATTATGTAAGATTAAACGCTGATTATGAAAAAGTTGATAATGAAGCGTTATTACGAGAATATTATAAAAATACTCGTCCACATTTAACTTATGATGAAGTTAACTTTTTATTAGAAGATAATTTTAAAATAGACGAAAACGTAGACGAAGAACGCGATGTGAGAAAGAAAAAACTCGCGTATAAAGAAGAGGTTGGAAAAGCCAAAAGTTATTTAAATGATCTTAAAACTAAATATTACGATGAAATCAAGTTGAGACCTAACGTAAATAAAGATCAGCAAAATGCTATAGATTTTTTCAATCGCTATAATGAAGATCAGAAAACACTATCTAAGCAAAGAGAGGTTTTTCAAAAAGTAACTAAAGATACTTTTACTGATGAATTCAAAGGTTTTGATTTTAAAGTAGGTGAGAAAAAATTTAGATACGGAGTAAGAAATCCAAACGAAATAGTGGAAAAACAAACAGATATAACTCCTTTTGTCAAGACGTTCTTGGATGAAAAGGGACTATTAGTTGATCCACAAGGATATCACAAGGCCATGTATGCTGCTAGAAATTCTGATACTATTGCTAAACATTTTTATGAGCAAGGAAAGGCGGATGCTACTAAAGATTTAGTTGCTAAAACTAAAAATTTAAGTACTGAACCTAGACAAGAAGCTTCAGGAGATGTTTTTGTTGGTGGTATTAAAGTTAAAGCCATAAGTGGTGCTGATGCTTCAAAACTAAGAATAAAAACAAGGAAATTTAACAATTAAAACTATTTAAAAAAATGAGTTTAAGTCCACAATTTGGGAAAATAGTCCCATCACAAAAACAGGAGTTACTTGATAGTAACTACCTACAATGGACAGACTCGGCTACAGCTGGAACATTCGCTGATTTCGCGCAACAATATTTGCCTGAAATTTATGAACAAGAAGTTGAAAGATATGGTAATAGAACTTTATCTGGATTCTTACGAATGGTAGGAGCTGAAATGCCGATGACGTCTGATCAGGTCATTTGGTCTGAACAAAATAGATTACATATAGCTTATGATGATTGCGCAATCGACAATGGTGTCGGTGGAAATACAGTAACTATTCCTACTGCAGCATCTGGTTTAGCAAATGCTAGCGCAGATATTAAAAACGTAGTATCTCCAAGGAGTACTATCGTTATTATGGACGATGCTGGAAAAGAAATCAAAGCTTATGTAGATACAAGTCAAACATCAACAGGTGTGTTAGCTGTATTACCATATACGGCTGCAGATTTACAAGGATTTGCCACTACAGGTAAGATCTTTGTTTATGGATCTGAATTCCTAAAAGGATCATCAGTAGGAAATGCTAGTGATACTTTAGGTGCTATTGGTAATGACGGCGGTTGGATCAGTGTTGATCCTGCTTTCCAACAATATTCTAACTCACCAATTATAATTAGAAGCAAATATGTTGTTTCTGGTTCTGACACTGCGCAGATTGGTTGGGTAGAAGTTGCTACAGAAGATGGTACTTCAGGATACTTATGGTATCTAAAAGCTGAGTCTGAAACAAGACTAAGATTTGAAGACAATTTAGAAATGGCAATGGTTGAAGGAGAAAAAGCTGCTGCTGGTTCTGCTGCAATTGGTTCTGCTAATGTTGGCGTAGGAACACAAGGTTTATTTGCTGCTATCTCTGATAGAGGTAATGTAAACACTGGGTTTACTGCTTCAGCTGGTATTGATTCGTTTGATGCTATTCTTAAAAATTTAGATACTCAGGGTGCTATTGAAGAAAACATGCTTTTCTTACAAAGACAAACTGCTCTTGACTTTGATGATATGCTTGCGCAAATCTCAGGTGGTTATGCTGGCGGTACTGCATTCGGTTTATTTGAAAATTCTGAAGAAATGGCGTTGAATTTAGGTTTCTCTGGTTTTAGAAGAGGTTCTTATGACTTCTATAAAACTGATTG